GTAGCTAGCCATTCACGACCCCCATCCTGCGCCTGCCGCCGACGCGCTGCGCCACGGTGTCGAGCGCCGCAGCCAGCGCGGCGTCCGCCGCGACCATGTTGCCGTCGATGTAGTAGTTGTTCACGGTTCCGCCGCCCATCTCGGCTGCGACGGCCTGCGCGAACGGGCGCACCTTCTCGCGGTTCGACAGCGGGATAAGCGCCTCGTCTCCGGCTTCGCCCCAAATGCCGAGCGTGGGCCTCGTGGCGATGCCGCCAGCAGCAGCCGTCCACAGGGAGATGCCGCCGCCCGCGAGCGAGCCGTCGACGCCGATCTTGCTGATGCCCGTCTTGTAGACGTTGACGTTCACGCCGATGTTCGTCTTGATGGCGGAGAGCTTGCCGTTGATCTTGCCGACCTCGGTGCCGACGACGGACGTGGAACGCTGCATGCTCGCCGTGATGTTCTTCTCGATGTCCGAGAAAGCGTTGATTCCGGTGAGCTTCGCGCTGCCGAAGTCCTTCTTGATGCCGCTCACCGCATCGCTGGACGACATCCTTATGGTGCCCATCGATAGGCCGAACACGGATGCGGAGTTGTTCGTCTCGAATCTGAACCCCTGCGAGAAGTCGTTCCATGCGTTAGTCATGCTCTCGGTGGTGTCGGTGTTCACCTGGTCGAGATGTTGCAGGCTCTCCTCGTACTCCCTGAAGAAGTTCTGCCCGCCGCCTGCATTCGGGGCGGTCGGCGTTCCCGCAGCACCCATGCCCGACAGGTCGGTGAAGTACGGCGACTCGGTGGGGTTGGAGCCGTAGTTGAGCATCCGCATGAAGTTTTGCCACGCAGTGGTGATCGAGTCGATAAGCACGGCTATGTCGTGAAGCGGCACCAGCACGAAATTGTTGAACACGACGAACACGGCATGCGCCCATGCGTCTATCGACGTGAACTCGGTGCCGTCGAGGCTGAACTTAGCTGCGATGTTGTCGAGATGGGTTCCGATGTCGTCGATAGTCTCGTCTAGGCCCAGCTCGTCGATTTCCTGTGCGCATCGGTCGAAGAAGTCCGCGACGTCGCTGACGATGCCGCCTATCTTCTCGCCGAGCTCTGGAAGTTTCTCCGTCAATCCATTGATGAAGTCGGCGATGCGCTCCTGCCCGACGCCCTCTAGGATTGCCTGCCAAAACCTCTCGATACGGTTCTGCGCGTTCTTGAGCGCGACCTGCACCGTGCCGGTCATGGACTGGGCTTGCTCGGAGAACGACGCGAACTCGCCCACGCCCTCGTCGTTGAGCCGCACGATGGCGTCGAGGAAGTCATCCATCGAGATTTCGCCGTTGCGGAGTCCCGTGCCGAGCTCCGCAGCCGTCATGCCCATGCTCGATGCGATCTGCGCGAGCTGCGCTGGCATGGCGTTCATAAGGGTGCGCCATTCGAGCATGTCGGGCTTGCCCTTGTTCACCGCCTGCGTGAACTGCTCCAAAGCCGATGCTTGGAGCTGGACGGGAGCGCCGCCCGAGATGAGCGCGTTGTTGAACGCTATGAACACGTCCGTGGCGCGGTCGATGTCGCCCGTCGACATGGTGAGTCGCTGGACGCTCCTTGCCGCATCGTCGAGTGCCGTTGGCAGGCCGACGATGGCGGTGGAGACGCGCTGGATGGCGTTCTCCGAGTCCTTGGCGCTGATGCCCATGTTCTCCATGACCTTCGGGAACACGGCCATGGTGTCGAGGCGTTCGATGCCGCCCGTGATGCCGCCCATGACGTACTGGCCCAGCTGCATGCCGATGTTCGACATGATGTTGCCGAGGGCGACGCTGACGGCTCCTTGGAACCCCGAGAGCCACCTGTTGCCGCCGTTGCTGCCCGATTGCTCGGACTGCGAAGCAGCCGTTTCTAGCTCGTTGAGAATCTTCGTCGAGAAGCCCGACATGTCGGGCATGATTGTGACGTAATAGACTCCTACCTCAGCCAACTACCGCCTCCAATCCCCCCATCCCGAACTTCTCCGCTATGCCCGCGCTCATGCGGGCCTCGCGCCTGCGGCGCATGTCGGCGGCCTCTATCTCGCCGTCGAAGTAGATGGGCTCCGGCGGCTCGCCGCGCGACGCCTTGTCCGAGAACCCGTAGATGAATTGCCTAACGTCCAATTCGAGCTGGCGTATGAGCTGGTCGGTGAGCGAGATGGACGAGAGCGGCGAGAACTTCCGCCTAACGCGCCCGTCCCTCGGCAGCTGCGCGGCGAGTATCGACGCCCTCGTGAGGTCGTGCCCCTCCGAGTCCACGTCCATCGACGTGTAGTCGAGCCCGTAGTATTGCTGGAAGTCCGCGACCAGCTCGCAGTAGGCGTTCTCATGCGCCTCCGCCAGCACCGTCAGTTTTTTGCCTGCTCCGTCAAGTCGTTGACGATGGCCTCGATGAGCTGCGCCATCTCCTGCACATCGTCCCCCAGCTCGGCTGCGACGGCATCGGCATCCTCGAACACCGCATCGGCGATCGTGAACACGCGCTCGATGCCCTGCGCACGGGCGAACCCGCGCTGGACGCTCCACTTGTAGAACGCCTTGTCGTCATAGCCGAACCGCTTGCCCTTGAACTCGATTTCCTTCATGTCCCCTCCCTATGGGAAACGGGCGCTCCTTTCGGAGCGCCCTTGCCGTTTAAGCGGAAGTCTCGGTGGACTCGTAGTAGTCCTTGCAGCCGGAGCCGTTGGCGTCCGTGGTATAGGTGATCGTGACCTCGCGCTGGGCTGCGGTGGTCTTGTTGCCCGTGAAGTCGCCACGGTCGGTGACCTTGCCCTGCGGGATGTGCTTGACCCACTTGCGGTCGTTCTTCAGCAGCAGGAGCATGGCGTACTGGAACGTTTCCTCGGACTTGCCCCAGTTGTGGTCGACGGTCAGCTTGCCAGCCGCGTCGGTGACGTTGGCAGCGCCGTAGTAGGTCGCGAGGGCGTCCTTCTTGACCTCCATGAGCCCGACGGTCAGCGTCTCGGTGAAGCTGCCCGAAACCTCGTCGAGGAGGTCGCGGTTGATGTCGCGGAGCGAGGTGCTGGACTCCTGGGACACGCGCTCGGTGAAGCCGTCCTCGGGGATGTAGCCGAGGCACAGCCAGCCCGCGTTGCTGGGCGTCCAGTTGGCTGCGGTGGGAACGTCGGTGACGGTGGTGGCGGCGCGGAACAGGTACCCGCCCTGCACGCCACGGGTCGTGGAGACGTTCTCCTTCATGTTGGAGCCGGTATAGGGCATGTTGTCTCCTTATTCGTCGGTGTTGATGATGCAGGTGACCTGCAAGGCGTACCGCGCCTGCCCGTCCCTGCCCCACTCGTCACGCGCGAGCGATTCGAGCTGGACGGCGGACAGGTACTTGTGCGTCTGCGAGGCGTCTGCAAGCGCGTGGAGCGCGGACAGGGCGATGCCGTGGGCGTCGATGTCCGTGGAGCCCCAGCACATGATCGTGAAGCGCGGGCGCAGGATGAACGGGTCGCTCGCGTCGCCGTCGAGCGAGACGAGCGCGAACCTCTGCGGGCGCGTCATGGGAACTTCGGTGGAAACGGGGACGTCCAGCTCATCGGAGAGGACGCCCACGACGAGTGCGACGGTATCCATGCAGTCTCCTTACCACGTGATGTAGCCGGGCATCGTGGGAACGACCTTGGACATGGCCTCGCGAACCTGCGAGCGCCATGCGCGGCGTCTGTAGCCGCCCCTGCCGTCGTTGTCCTTGAAGTAGATGCCCGTGTCCCTCACGGTGACGCGGGAGTGGATGCGCCATTCGCCGTGGATGGTGTCTACGATGGGCTCCGTCTGCATCACTCCGCGCATGAACGAGAGCTGGTAGGCGTACCTGCTCGCGACCGCGCTGCAAATCTTCTCGACGTCGGGGCCGTTCGCAACCTGCGATAGCCGCTGCGAGGTCGATACGTAAAGCCCGTATTTTCCCTTGCCGACGTGAGAGTTTTTGAACGCCCACTTAGCCATCGTGCGCCACCGCCTCCACCTGCCACGAGTAGTCCCCTGGCGTGTTGGAGCGCATGTACGAGTAGGGTTCGCCGTCCACGTCGAACAGCTTGCCGCGCAGGTACGGGTCGTCTGTCGGGTAGACAGCGAGCCTCGCGCCGCGCAGGGGCAGCGAGAACGACTTGGGCAGGTACACGGTGAGCGTGACGCGCGATCCGTGCGGCCTGCCCTCCTCGAAGTCGCTTGATGTCTGCTCGTAGCGCGTGCGGGACGGGGAGTAGACGCATCTCCCCGTCCAGCTCGGCTTCTCGGCGTACACCGCGTTCACGTTCCCGTATGCGTCCTCTGCTGACTCCACTGGCACCCAAACGCGGCACTCGACCGTCTCGAACGGCATGGGGAAGCTAGGCGTTGCTGCCATAGAACCCTCCGATCGCGGCGGGGATGGTCGAGATGTATCCGCCGTCGATTCCCAGTATCGAACGCTCGGACGGCAGCAGGCGCAGCCCGCCCAGCGCGTCCGCGTAGTGGAACGACTGCTGGAAAGGCCCCATGGTCGCATCCACCTGGTTCACGCCGTTGAGCTTCGAGCCTACCGACTCGATGGCGCGTCCGACCATGTTGCAGCTCACCATGCTCAAGATGTCGTGCTGCTGCTCGTTCCCGTCCTCGACGGTCACGTACTGGCGCAGGATGAGGCCCGCGTCGTCAAGCAGCTGCTCGGCAACCTCGTCGCCGACCTGCTCGTAGTCGATGCCGCGCGCGGCGAGGTCGTCGACCGTTGCGAATGCGTAATCGGCCATGGGGCCTCCCGTCTATTCCTTCTTGGTGGTTTTCCTCTGCCTCGGCTTGCTGTCCTTCGCCTTGTCCTCAAGGGGCTTGAAGCCGTGCTGCTTGTAGAACTCGACAAGCTCCTCGGGGACGTCGAGCGGCGATGCCCCGGTGGGCGATGCGAACAGCATTAGGCGGTGAGGCGCAGGAACGCGGCGGTGTCGGCGACGAAGCCCAGCTCCGCCTCGACCATGACGGCGAACATGTTGCGCTGCCACAGGTTGACCTGCGCGGTGCCGTCGTTGACGGTCGCCTGGTCGGAGATGCGGATGTTGATTCCGTCGACGATGCCGTAGCGGGCCTTGGACCAATCGCCTGCGAAGCCGACGACGGCGGGGGTGCCGGTCTTGTACGCCTGCTGGGCGCGGACCTCGCGGGCACCGAGGATGGTGGGAACGTTGGCGTCGCGGACGGTGTTGAAGATGGGGAGCCCGTTGCCGTCGACGGCGTTCAGCAGGACGGCCTCGCCCTGGACTGCCAGCGCCCAGCCGTTGAGCTCGTAGCCAGCCGCACCGAGGGTGGTGAGGGCGGACACGAGGTTGCCGTACACGGTGGTGGCGGGGCTGGAAGTGGCGGCGATGTTCTGCGCGGTGACGCTGGTGAGGACGTCGAAGCCGGTGCCGGGGGCGGTGCCGTTGAACACGGTGGCGTCGAACTTCTTGCCGATGGCGGCGGGGAGACGACGGACGAGCTCGCGGTAGAGGGCGGGCAGGTCGCGGCGGAACTCCATGGAGAAGGTTTCGATGACGGCGAGCTTGTACGGCGTCATGTTCTTGGAGCTGAACGTCGAGTTGCTGACGGGCTTCTCGGCGGACTCGGCGACCCAATCGGCGGACGGGTCGGCGGTGATCACGGGGATGGTGATGCCGCTGCCGGGGAGGTCGATGCGCTGCGCGAGGCGCATGATCGCGGACTCCTGGACGGCGTTCGCCCAAATCTCGTTCGAGAGCTCCTTGGGAAGCGTGATGCCGGAGGTGCCACGGTAGATGTCGTGCGGGGTGGTGACGAGGGCCATGCTGGCCTCCTTCCTAGTTGGTGAAAAGCTGGTCGGCTAGCTGCGCGAACACGTCGGCGTTCGTCGGGGCTGCCGTCCCGCCCGTTACGAGGCGGGTTTGGGGTGCAGCGGGGGCGGAGTGCGTCTGATACGCCGCTCCGTACTCCTTGGCGAAACGCTCCATGGCGTCGCGGTCGGTGCAGAACTCAAGGAGCGGTGCGGGGATGCCGCTCGACGCGGAAACCTCGGCTACGTCCTTCGAGTGCTGGATCGCGGCGTTCGCCTCGGCGAGAAGCCGTTCCGCCTCCTCCGCGCGCTTGACGAGCCTTTCCTGCTCCGTCATCTGCGCGGCTTTGAGGGCGTCGAGCTCCTTGCGTGCGGCTGCGTTCTCCTTGGCGTACTTCTCCCACTTGCGGGCCTCGGCTTTCCAATCCGTCTCGTTGCCCTGCGGCTCGTCCACGACGGGGGTTTCCTCGGCCTTGTTCAGCTCGTCCATGCGAGCCTCCTTCCGCCCATGCGGGCATAGACGCAGCCATGCGGCTGCTATGTGATGGGTTCGCCTCCCCCATGCGGGTTCGGCATGAAAAAGGCCCCGTGGGGCCGATTCCGCTTATTTGAGTCCGTCGCGCCAGCGCATAGCCATGAGGACGCCGTTCCACCGTTCGAAGTTGCGGATGGACTGGTAGCTGCCGTCCGTGTGAGCAAGCGCGGTCTCGTAGACGCGGCGCTTCAATTCCTCGGGTGCCTCGGCGCTGTTGAGCCACGAGCGTGCTTCGCGGAACAGGTTCGCGTAGTACTCGGAGTCGTATCCCTCCACGCCGCTCTCGTCCCACGACGGGGTGATCACGCAATCGCAGTTGTCGTGGCTGTGCGATGCTGACTCGGCGGACTTGTACTGGAACCCCAGCCCCGCGAGCGACCAGCACCACGCGCACGTCTCCGCGCCGGACGGGACGCGGGCGTACTTCGGCTTTCTGTAGTCCCTGCTGCCGTACACCTCGACGTAGTGCTTGGACGATTCGTTGAGCGTCCTTCGGACGTACTGGCTCAAGTCGGACTCGAACCTCGCCCAATCGTCCTCGCGAATCTCGAACCAGCCCGTCTCGGGGTCGTACTCGCCGTACTCACGGAGCATGGCGTCCAAAGCGCGGTCGAAGCTGCCGTACCACTCCTCGTCGGTGAGCAGGTTGCTCCCCCACGAGTCATCGCCGGTGATGTACTTCCGCGCGGCCTCGTAGTATTGGCGGTCTATCTCGGACATCTCCGAGTCTCCCGAGCGCAGGGCGTTCGCCACGATGGCCTCAAGCTCCCTGCGGGTCTTCGGCTGGGCTGTTTGAATCTGCGCCCACACGACCTGCGCGGTCATCTCAGAGACGCCCGAGACGAGCTGCCTGTACCTTTCGAGAAGCGCGGCTGGCAGCTCGTATCGCACGTTCTCCGCCATCACATGCTCCCGAACAGGGTTCTGATGTCATCGTCGGACAGCTTGAAGCCGACGCGCATAAGGCGCTCCGCCTGGTCGCGGCTCATGGTGCCCTCACGCGCCTGCGTGACGAGGTTGATGAGGACGTTCATCTGCGAGCCGTTGAGACGGGTCAAATCGCTCTTGTCGTCGGCGAGCATGCCCGAGTCGTTGTAGACGGGGTTGCCAGCAGCGTCGAGCGTGACGTTCCCAGCCGCACCTTCGATGAGGTTTCCGTTCTCGTCGAACATCGCCTCGAACAGCCGCTGGGCGTTCCGCGCTGCGATCTCGTTCTCGATCTCGCGGCGGGTGTCCTCGGGCATGCCGACCATCTTCCACCACGCGGCGGTTCCAGCGAACTCGGGGACGGCGCTCGCGATCTTCACGGCGGCGTCGGCCTGCGAGACGACGGACGGCATGGCGGGGTTGCGGTAGTTGGGCATGATGTCGAGCTGGTCGTCGGTGAGCCCGTCCAGCGGCACGTCGTACTCGGCGGCGATGCACATGCGGGCGAGAACCTTCATCGTCTCGCGGTTGCCCTCGATCAAGTCGGTCGCCTCGATGACAAGCGGCTCGTTCGCGGCGTAGATGGCCTCTGCGGACGCGGGCTGGTCGTGGATGATGCCCAGCTGCGAGATGGGGATGTTCGTAGCACCGGAGAACCGCGCTGCGAGCATGCGCATCATGTCGGCTGATTGCTGCATTGACGGCTGCGGAAGCTGCCCGAACTGCGGCATGACGCCCTGCTTGCCGTTGTAGCCGACCGCGAAGATGTTCCCGATGAACGCTTCCCAGCGGGTCTTGTTCTTGAAGGGATCGTCCGCAGCTCCGAGCAGGAACTTCTGCGGTGCGACGGAGAACTGGAAAGCGATGTCAGCGCCGAGCGCCGCCCTCATGGCGGAGTCGGTGATGGAGATGACGGCGCGGGAGATTCGGGACTGTCCGAACGGCTTGCGGTCGGTCGGGCGGTACGTGAACGCCTCCATGGGGATGCGCCCCATGGTGATGCGCTGGTAATCCCAACGCCACACGCGGTCGAGGGTCATGGTGTACACGTACTCGTCGGTGAACACGCGGGCAGCGACGGGCGTGCCCTCGGAGAACGCATCTATCACCATTCCGTAGGCGATGCGCCCCTTGGCGGCGTCCCACACGGCTGCGGAGTGCTCGGCGTCGTAGAAGTCCATCTGCGCGTTGCCGTCGGCGTCGGTGCCCACGGTGCCGATGTAGAAGCCGTAGATGCCCTCGGAATGGGGCAGGAACCTCATGCGGCGCATGAAGCCCGCCCTGCGGGTCATGGCGTCGAGCCGCTTCTGAACGTCGGCGTCCTTGGCAGTGAAGCCGTCGAACCTAACGCGGTCCGCGAGGGCGGTGACGGCCTTGTTGGGCCAATCGAACGCCACCTCGACGTCCAGCAGGGTCGGCGGCGTGGAGATGCCGAAGTCCTTGAGCTTGTTCTTGCAATCGTAGTACCTGTACTTGCGCTGGTTGCGCCACAGGTGCGCCGCCCAAATGCCCATGAGCTCGGTGAACATCCCCGCGAGGTCGGCGGGCATGGACGGGTCGAGCGGTGCCATATCGTAGGGCGCTGGCATCAGCTTCGTGACCTCGTGCCACACCGTCTCGGGCTGCGGTGCCGTGTTCACGAGCGTTCCGCCCAGCCCGTTCGGGTATGTTGCGGTGGTTTCTACCATACGACCGCCTCTCCGTTGGGATCTCTCTTGGAAGTGCGCGCAGCCCACAATGCGATGGCCGCGCTCTCGATACGCTCCGAAATGTCCCCTCCGAAGCCGAAGCCGCCAGCAGCGCCTATCTGCCTGCGTGTCGAGCCGATGGCGCTCTCGCGCAGCGCGGGGTCCGTGCCGTGGCGCAGCGTCCCGTCGTTCAGCGCGTTCATAAGCATGGAGTTGGCGTCGCATGCGTCGCGCGTCCGCGCCACCATGACGGCGTTCCTGGGGACGCCCTCGGACACGAGCTGCAACGCGAGGTCGGTGGAACCGGCGTAGCCGTCGATTCCGATGCCGCAGCATTCATCCGCGCGCTCGGCGAGCCAGCGGACGAGCCACTGGATGCCGTTCATGGTGAGGTCGGACTTGATGAAGTCCACGTATGCGATGCCGTCGTAGCCCACGGTGCAGACGCTCAACGCGACGCACGCCCCGTCTGCCGTGAACTTGACGCCGTAGGCGATCTTCTCCCACGGGTCGGGGTCTGCCTTGGCGCAGCCGTCCCACAGCTCGGCGGGGATCATGGTCTTGGCCTCCGCCCTGCCGCTCCACCATCCGAGACGCTGGTGGCAGAACTTGTCGGCGTCCATCTCCGCCTGCTCGCCCTCGATGGTGTCGGGCTGGATGAGGACTCCGTAGGAGGGGTTGCAACGCTCCCACAGGCGCTTGACGGACGTGGCGGGCATCATCCCGCCGTATCCCGCACTCCATTCCGTGTAGCACGTCCTCGGCGATTTGCCGTCGAGGGCGTCGTTGCGCAGGCGCTCGAAGATGAGTCCGTAGTCGCCCGGCTGGGGCGGCGTGCCGTTGTAGATCGTCTGCGGCCCCCTCGCCGCCAAAGTAGCGGAGATGGCGGGCTTGAACGACGATTGGGCGTCGGGGTCTAGGAACTGCGCCTCGTCGAACACGAGCAGGGAGCCGTGCTGTCCGTTGCCGCCCGTCCGGGTTCTAGCGAGGAACTTGATGGTGCATCCGTTCTTGAACTGAATCTCCTCGCGCCCCAGCGCCGTCTTGATGCCCTTCGGCGCGACGAACTTCTTGAGCGCCTTGGACTCGACGAGCTGCACCATCTCTCTGAACGTCTCGGTCGACGTTTTCTGTAGCTGCGAGGTGTATATGACGGAGCCGTTGTAGAACAGCGGCTCGGCTATCATCCTGCCGTGGATCACGCGGGTCTTGCCGTTCTGCCTCGGCGTCTCGTTGGCTACCGTGGGCGCAGACCACCTTCCGTCGGCGTTGACGCCCATCCATGCGTCCAGCAGGAACTCCTGCCACGGCATGAGGGGAAGCCCCGCCTCGTCCATGAGCTCGATGGCGTCGCATGCGTCGTTCGAGATGCAGCTTGGGATGGAGCACGACGTCGGGACTTGGTTATCGTCCCTGGTGATGCCGTCGCACCAGCTCCGCCGCTCGGTCATCGCCGTCCTCCCCGTTCTGAATCTCGTCAATCTCGCGGATCGTCTCGCGGTACTGGCGTGCCAGCGCGGCGAGGTCGCGCACGGACTCGCATGCATCTATCTCCTGCGCGAGCCGTGTACGCAACGCGACGAGCTCGGCGAGCCGTCCCTTGCCCACGGACATCTCGATTGACTCCACGCGACCCCCTCTCGCTGGCATGGATAGGCTGGTTTGCAAGAAACAGCAGGTAAAGGCGGTAATTTGGCTAAAGGGCGACCCTTCGGAAATCGAGGGTGTGTAAATTCGGCTAGACGCGCGTAGGGCCGCAAAATCAAAGATGCACCGGATACCCCCTGGGGTGGTTGCACTTTTTATTTGACTAAACCGGGGTTTACGCATAGGACCGCCGCGTTATGCGCGATTCATGCATACGACCACGCGCGGGCCTCCGGACGTCCACGGGAAACGCGGGGTCAGTCGCCGCGCTGCTCGGCGTCCACGATACGCGGGGAACGCCCTGCGAGGCTACCAGCGCCCCGCTGCGACGTTCTCGCCCGTCTCATGTGTCATAAGTCGTTTCAGCGTTTCCGACGCCTTAGAACGCCCCGTAACGCCACGCCCCGCCCCGCGCCTTTCATTGCAGATACGGTGCACCGGTCGGACGTTCTCCAGGTCGACGGGAGAACCGCCACGGGACACGGGGACGACCTCGTCGCATTCGCATGACAGCGGATCGCGCACGCGCCGCCCGTCCCCGTTGAGTACCCACGCCCTCGAAACGTCGATGGGTTGACCGCATATCGCGCACGGTTCGCCAGCAGCCGCACGGGCGCGGCACGACGCTATGGCGGCGTTCCTAGCCTTCCAGCCGCCTACCGCGTAGTAACGCGGGTTACGTCCGCCCATGCACGCCCCCAAACGTCCGCGCCGGACGCAAAAGAAAAGCGACCCGCACGGGGTCGCACAACTCTACAGATAGCACGTTACAGCGCGTGACCGCGCACGACCGCGCGCAAAAGAAAACCCCGCCCGAGTTGGGCGGGGTCGCTCCATTCCTATGTCACGCGGCTAGCAGATACCGTTTTCCCGAAACTCGCGCATTAGTCCGTAGCGCCGCCCAAGGTCGTTGAAAAGCTGCTGCCATGCGAACAGCTCCATATACGACACGCCGCCGCACTCGGTGAAATACCCCTGCCAGTCGATGGCGAGGGCGCGGGCGGCGTCCTTCATCTCCGCGTAGGTATGGAGGCGGCGCGGGCGGTGCGATGCTTTGAACTCCAACACCCAACCGCGCCCCGTGGGGTCAACTACGGGCTTCAGCTCATAGCAGCGCATCCACTTGTAAGCGGTTCCGATGTGGTACCCGATATAGCCGTTTGAACAGTCGGAGAAATCGAGCGAGAAGGCGATGCGGTCAGTCATGATGGAACCTCCTAGAATCTACCGGCGACGCTAGCCGCCATGATGTCGATATCTGAGAAGCCGCAGATGTCGGCATAGCTCGAAACCTCGAAACCGTACAGACCGACGGCGGCGACGTGGCGGCGGGTGTAGACAATCAACGCGCCGCGGAAATACTCGGCGGAAACGCCCGCGCGCTTCAACGCGCGGGCGACGACGAGGGGCAACAGGCCGACGGCGTAGGTCAAGCAGACCGTGAGGAAGTAGTAACGCTCCATGGTCGCACCTACCCGCAGATTGTCCACGTGTGGCCGAAGTCGCGTGTTACGACGGTGAACCTACTGCCGTCAAACGCGACGAACGAGAACACGCAGAATGAAGAGCCGTTGCCCTCGTGAACCTCGATGTGGTCGAGATTCTCGACTACGGCGCGCTCGCGGTAGCCGAGACTGCTGCGAAGCTCCTGCCCCTGCGACTCACTAACGTATGCGTCGCCCGCGTACAGAGCGCCCGATACGCGCCCTTTGAATAGTAGCCCCGTGCATCCATAGACGCCCTCGGAATGCGCGCGAATCTCGACGGGTTCGGGAAACGGGAAGTAGGTTACTTCTACCTTGTCCGTGTCGATGTCTGCCCATTCGAGCAGCCTGCGCTTGCTGATCCGTTCACTCATTGCTTTACCTCCTTATCGGGTCGGGTCGCCCGTATGGCGTTCCCTACATGTCCATTATGGGCGCGCGAATACACCCATACGCCCCGCGCGTCAACGTCTACACAATACGTCCATAAATAGACTAATGCCACATAATCGCCACTTGCATGCAGGGCGGCACGGGTGTAAGGTTGTTGATAGTAGGCGGGATGGGCCCGCCTTGACCCGAGAAGGGGGAGACAATGGCACAATTCACGATTAGCACCGAGGGACTAGACCGCGAGGCTAGCGGTCGACTGTACGCGCTCGAATCATACGGGGCGCGCCTCTACGACATGGGGGACGAACGCAAGGCGCTAGACACGTTCAAACAGCGCGACGACCTGGCGCGCGAGCTTGAGTCCTCGCACGATGTCCGCGTCTACTACGACGGGCGCGACGTCCGCATGCTTGCATACGAGAAGGGCGCCGCCCCTACGGACTCCCCGCGCGTCACGTGCTACGGGAAAACCGAGACGTGGCTTGACCGCTCCAACGCTATGGCGTTCTATGCCGAGGCTATGGCAATGTGCGAGGGATGCGAGCGCGACCGATATACAAACGTGTTCCTCATGCTGGGCGAGGGTTGCGACGAGTGCGACGACGGAAGGGACTGGTAAACATGCCGCGTTGCTGGTATGCCATAGAGACGCAGAAGAGCGACCACGCCCGCGCGCTCTACCGATTCGCCACGCGCGAGGAGCGCGACGCATTCGTTAACGACAAGCGCCACGACGCACACGGGGCGGCGTTCCCCGACCCGTCGGCGGGGTTCTACCATGAATGCGCAGCGTCCGGCGAGGCGCGTTCAGAGTTTCCCCGAGCGTTCACCGAGTCCGCCCGCGTCGGCTTGAGCATGCGCGGCGAATGGTTCCCGTTGTGGAATGGCGCGGACGGTTCGCCCGAGCGCCCGAGCGGTTGGGTATGGCTTGAAGCATAAGCGCCCGATGATCCGCCTTTGAAAACCGCCCCCGCCTTGCGCGGGGGCATTGAGCGTTAGGAGGTTATAGCGGTATGCGCAAGGGACAGAAGTCCCGCCCCTACGACGTGGGCGAGGCTATAGAACGCGCGGCGCGTTGCCGTGCGTTGCGCGAACGCGTGGGTTTGAACCGCGACGCGCTCGCACGACTCGCGGGAGTGACGGAGCGGAGCGCGGGGAGATGGGAGGACGAGGACGGCGCGGGAAACTGCCCCGCCGACGTTCTCGAGCTGTTAGAGTCTCTTCTTGACAGACAAGCCGCCATAGTTGCGGACGCGGTTGCGGCGGTGGATGGCGGCGCGTGGGGGGCTGGTTCCGCCGCGCCGGACGGTTCCGAATCGGGTTTGAAAACCGACGCGCCAGGCGGGGCGGCGTGCATACGCCAGGTCGGGGGCGGCGGGCTAAACCCGACGGTTTACGGCGGTTTAGCTCCAGGCGGCGATCGAGGGCGGAAAACCGACCCGCCGAAACCGATTTCGATGCCAGGGGGCGGGCCCGGGGGCGGCGCGATGCCGTGGGTGACGCTGCTGTACTACCCGTCGCAACGATGCTACGAGCTATGCCATGCGAACGATTCGACGTTCTACGGCGTTGCGAATGCGAATGCGCGTGCGATCGCGCAGGAGCTCGAAAGGCTCGGCTTCGGAATCGAATGGCGGTATGCGACGCCGGAACTGCTTGAGGACTTCCCATTCGATTACGTCTAGGGTTTGAGCTCGCTTCATGGCGATGCGTCATAAAGATGCGGGAAACGATGCTGCGTGCCATGTGGAGCGCGCAGCGTCGTT